CAATGTGGGCTAGAATGCCAATACAGGCATTAGTAGCTGACATACCTCTAGAAGATTGGCCTGAACCTATGGAAGACCACTTATGTCAACCTTGGGATTGTGAGTCACGTGACCATAGTACAGTCGTATTAGACAGAGTAAGTTCATCACCTTGGTTATGTAAAATAGGAGGTGATTTCTACACAGGTAAATATTTATTTACCGTGGACTATACAGGTAATGATATTGCAGATGATCCTGCACAGCATAAGCAATCACACGTAATATATTTAACAGATGCTGGTAGCTGGACAGGCAACTTTGTAGCATTACCTAATAATAGGGTCAGGGCTACTAGTCCTGCTTTATGGCGCACTGGAGAGGGTGCACCAGACTTTACACCCTCACAGTGGTCACATTCAGCAGAAGGCCATGAGTCTTACTTAGACCCATCTGTAACTTTTAACAATCTGTATTCAAATGGCAAAACAAAACACAAAAGCAAAAAGAGTAGTAAAAAAAGTAGCAGGTAAGTTAGCGAAAGCTAGTGCTGCACATAAGAAGCAGTCTAAGCAACTTAGTGCACTTAAACTAAAATCAGGTGGTAGCACCGTAAATAAGTCAGGTAACTACACACAACCAGGTATGCGTAAAAATTTATTTAATCGTATTAAAGCTGGTGGTAAAGGTGGAGCACCTGGTCAGTGGAGTGCTAGAAAGGCACAGATGCTGGCAAAGCAATATAAAGCAAAAGGTGGAGGTTACAAAAGTTGACATGGCTAAATCTGTTTTGGATTCAAGATGTGGATGTGGACAGGAGAGTATTTGGATGATGGAAGACAAAACATGTAAATGTGACAGTTGTGTAGAATGTAATTGTGATCCTAGTGTTTGCAGATGCGACTGTCACTGTAAAGAAGATAACAATGGCGAAGACTAAACGACAGGAAAGCCTATCAGCTTGGGGCAGACAGAAGTGGCGAACCAAATCAGGTAAACCATCTACACAAGGACCAAAAGCAACAGGAGAAAGATATTTACCTACTGCTGCAATAAAGTCCTTGACACCAAGTGAATATGCTGCTACTACTAGAGCTAAACGTAAAAGTAAAAAACAACATGCTAAACAGCCTAAAAGTATAGCAAAGAAGACTGCACGTTTTAGGAGAGTGTGATGTTTGGTTTAGGATCTTTGATAGGACCAGTGGCTAATCTAGCTGGTACATGGCTAGATGGTCATGTAGCTGAGAAGAAAGCTAAGACAGAAGCTAAAATTGTTACTATTAAGTCTGAAGCTAAGATAAAAGAAAGACAGGCTACAGGTGAGATAGATTGGGATATAGCACAGGCTAAAGCAAGTGAAGGTAGCTGGAAAGATGAATGGCTTACGATTTTGTTCTCTATACCTTTGGTGCTGGCATTTGTTCCTGGTTGTGAAGATATAGTACAGATAGGTTTTGCACAATTACAACTAATGCCTGATTGGTACAAGTATGCTCTTTCAGTAATTGTGGCAGCTTCATTTGGGGTACGTAGTGCCACTAAGTTATTTAAAAAATAGGAGGTATATATGGCAAAAGGTATAAGTTTTTTTAAAGGTGTAGTGGATGATATGATGGATGCAGTAGATAAAGCAATAGACATGACATCTGGTGCAAAAAAAGCTCGATTACAAAAACAACGTCAATTATACAATAAAATGTATAAGAATGCTAATAAATTTGGTGGTAAAGAAACTATGCGTAGAGATGCAGTAGGAAAACCTACAGGCAAAGTAATGCCAGGTGCTACTAGGGTAACTGAATCAACAGGTGATGTTAATGCTATAATAGGTTCAAAAAGGATTACAAAATTAGCAAATGATATTATAGGTGGGCAAATGAAAGATAGAAAAGATGCTATAAAAAAAGGTTTGCTTGCAGTTAGTGGTGCTGGTTTAGGTGGTTATGTGATAGGTGCAGCACTATCAGATGATAAACCTAAAGGAGCTAAAGCATCTACAAAATCTAAAGCTAAAAAGAAACCACCATTGCCTAGATCAAAACCTAAAAGAAAAACACCACCATTACCTAAAAAGAAACCACCACTACGCACTAGAGTAGGCATGAAGAAAAAATAGGAGAGAAACATGGCAGAAGAAAATGTAATAGTAGATAAAGTTGCATATCAATCTAACAGACGTTACATGGCATGGACTGCACTAGGCACAATGCTGATAGCTACAACTGCTGTGCTAATATGGCCTACTAGATTTGCAGAGGCTGACAGTATTCTTATGATGATGTACGGATCATTGTCTGCACTTGTTGGTGCATACTTTGGTTTTGCAATGCCAAAGAAGAAATAAATGAAGTATGATTCACACAAACTTGTAGAGATGTTGATAGCTGATGAAGGCATGGAACTACAGGTTTATACTGATTCACTTGACATAGATACAATAGGAGTGGGCAGAAACTTAGAAGACAGAGGCTTAACAGATGAAGAGCTTCAACATTTAGGTTACACATGTTTGCAAGACGTATATATGAATGGTCTTACACTGTATGGGGCTAGGTATCTTCTAAGAAATGATATAGCTATAGTTGAAAAAGAGCTATGCAAAGCACATCCATGTGTAGAAGAACTAGATGAAGCTAGACAGATGGTGTGTATAAATATGGCGTTTAACTTAGGTATGCCACGTTTAAATAGATTTAAAAAGATGTGGGCAGCAATATATAAAGGTGACTATGGTACTGCTGCTTTAGAGATGTTAGACTCTAAGTGGGCAGATCAGGTAAAAGGCAGAGCACTAAGACTAAGTAACATTATGAAAACAGGAACGCTAAATGGCTAGACAATATACAGAGAACCAGTTAAAGTTTCTAGAGGTGCTATTTGATGAAGCAAATGGTGATGTAGCAACTGCAAAGAAATTAGCTGGATATGCAGAGGGATCTTCTACAACTAATATAGTTAAGAGTTTGAAAGAAGAGATACTAGAAGCTACACAACAATACATGGCACGTAATGCACCTAAAGCTGCTGTAGCTATGGCAGGTGCACTACTAGATCCAACAGAGCTAGGCATACGAGATAAGATGTCAGCAGCTAAAGAATTACTAGACCGCACAGGTTTAGTGAAGACAGAGAAGATGCAGGTAGAGGCAACAGGTGGTGTAATGCTAATGCCACCTAAAGCAAAAGCAGAAGACGATGATGACTGATGAACAGAAGTTTAGGCAAATGGAAACTACCACAACCAACAGATATAAAGGAAGAAAATGAGTGGCTACCTGTACCACGTATTGCTAGAACAATACCATTCGGATACGAAGTCGATCCAGAAGATAAAGACCTGCTCTTGCCAATCAAAGAAGAGTTGGATCATTTGGAGAAAGCTAAAATGTATCTTAGGCAATATTCATTGCGTGAAGTTGCAGCGTGGTTAAGTAAGAATACAGGAAGGTATATATCACATCTTGGATTACAGAAAAGAATAAAGCATGAGCGACAGCGTAAGGACAAAGCTAGAAGCATCCGCAAATGGGCAGAGTATGCGGAAAAGGCGATCAAAAAGGCAGAAGAAATCGAAGCCAGTAGAATCGGTGCAAAAAGAATTAGCACCTGAGAAAATAGAGTATGACACTACAGAAATAGAGCAAGAACTTAATGTAGTATTTAGACCAAATGATGGACCACAGACAGAGTTTTTAGCTGCACCAGAACGAGAGGTATTGTATGGTGGCAGTGCTGGAGGTGGTAAGAGCTACGCAATGTTAGCTGATCCTACTAGATACTTTGACCATCCATCTTTTAGTGGATTGTTATTGCGACATACAACAGAGGAACTAAGAGAACTTATATCTAAATCTCAAGAACTATATCCAAAAGTATGTCCTAATATAAAATGGTCAGAAAGAAAAATGCAGTGGACCGCACCATCTGGAGCAAAACTTTGGATGTCATATCTAGATAGAGATGATGACGTAATGCGCTATCAGGGTCTAGCATTTAGCTGGATAGGTTTTGATGAGTTAACGCAATGGTCTACACCTTTCGCATGGAACTATATGCGATCTCGTCTACGTTCCACTGCACCAGAATTAGGTGTGTACATGAGGGCTACAACAAACCCAGGAGGACCAGGGCATCAGTGGGTCAAGAAAATGTTTATTGATCCTGCCCCATATAACAAAAGTTTTCCAGCCACAGATATAGAAACAGGTGAAGTATTAAAATATCCAGCAGGACACGCAAAAGCAGGTAAAGCATTATTTAGAAGAAAGTTTATACCAGCTAGGTTAGCAGATAACCCATACCTAGCTGATACAGGTGACTACGAAGCTATGCTACTATCGTTGCCTGAACATCAAAGAAAACAATTGCTAGAGGGCGATTGGGATATAAAAGAAGGTGCAGCATTTACAGAGTTTAACAGAAATATACATGTAGTTGAACCTTTTGATATACCGCATAACTGGGTTAAGTTTAGGGCATGTGACTATGGCTATGGTTCTTATAGTGGTGTACTTTGGTTTGCTGTTGCACCGAATGAGCAGATAATAATATACAGAGAGTTATACGTATCAAAAGTTCTAGCTGCTGATTTAGCAGAGATGGTATTAGAACTAGAAGAAGGTGACGGTAACATAAAGTATGGTGTATTGGATAGTTCTTTGTGGCACAAACGAGGTGACACAGGACCATCACTTGCAGAACAAATGATAAGTAAAGGATGCAGGTGGAGGCCATCAGATAGAAGTAAGGGCAGTAGAGTTGCTGGTAAGAACGAGATACACAGAAGACTACAGGTAGATGAGTTTACAGAAGAACCTAGATTAGTATTCTTTTCAGGATGTACAAATTTAATATCACAGTTACCTGCACTGCCAATAGATAAACGTAATCCTGAAGATATAGATACACATGCAGAAGACCACTTGTATGATGCATTGCGATATGGTATAATGTCAAGACCAAGGTTTAACTTATTTGATTACGATCCAAGTAGAAAACCACCTAGCCAGATGCAAGTAGCAGATGCAGTCTTTGGATATTAAGGAAAAATATAATGACAGATGATTTTATTATGGAAGAAGATGCTATTCATCTTGAAGATGCAGAAGAGTCTATGGATGAAGGTATATCTAATCTAATACCATATATTAATGAAAGATATAAAAGAGCAGAAGATTATAGGTATCAGGATGAAGAACGCTGGATAAAAGCGTACCGTAATTACAGAGGACTGTACGGTTCTGATGTGCAGTTTACAGAATCAGAAAGATCTAGAGTATTTATAAAAATAACAAAGACAAAAACATTAGCAGCATATGGACAGATAGTTGATGTGCTATTTGCTAATCATAAGTTTCCGTTAAGTATAGATCCCACACAGCTACCAGATGGTGTAGCAGGTGACGTACACTTTGATCCTAAAGAAACACCAGAAGTGAGTGACATATTAGATAGTCCTTATGGATATGCTGGTGATGGTAATGACTTAGAGCCAGGTGCTACACAACAATCGTTAATGGAAAAATTAGGTGAGTATAGAAATAAGTTAGGAGATATAGAAGGTGTTAGAGAGGGTGTGGGTCAGACAGGTTCTGCAATTACAGTTAGCCCTGCATTGGTTGCAGCAAAGCGAATGCAGAAAAAGATACACGATCAGTTAGAAGAATCAGGTGCAAGTAAACATC